AATCGGTCTACAACCAGGCCAGCCGGTTGGGCAAAAGGGATCTGGTTATTGTTGATGAATGCCACCGAATTCCCGAAGAGGAACAAACCCGATACAAAATATTCCTTTCCGAATTGCGGGTAGAAAATCCCGATTTGAAAATTTTGGGGTTGACCGCGACGCCTTACCGGATGGACGCGGGCCCGATCCATGGGGAAGGTCAACTATTCCCCCGCATTTGTTTCGAGGCGCCCATTCCCGATTTGATTTCGCAAGGGTATTTGAGCCGGTTGAAAAACCGGAGCGGAACCACATTGGCAATACCGGATCTTAAAGGGGTTGGAACCCGTGGGGGGGACTTTATCGCAAGCGAACTGGCCGCACGGGTAGACCGCGACGATTTGGTGGAAGCTTTGGTTCATGATGTTTTTATTCAGGCCATGGGCCGAAAATCGGTTTTGGTGTTTGCCGTTACGGTTGCCCACGCTACCAGGCTTTGGCAAAGGTTTTTGGATATGGGGGAGGTTGCGGGTTTGGTTACGGGCGAAACCGAATCCCCCGAACGGGCTTTTATGTTGGCCCAATTCAAGGCCGGAAAAATCCGAATTTTGGTAAATGTGCAAGTCCTTACCGAAGGCTTTGACGCCCCTGGAATTGATTGCGTAGTTCTTGCGCGGCCGACGCAAAGCGCGGGCCTTTTTTATCAGATGGTTGGCCGGGGGTTCCGGCTTGCCCCCGGAAAAAGTGATTGCCTGATTCTGGACTACGGCCGCAACATAACCACGCATGGCCCGGTTGATGCGATTGAACCAAAGCGAAAAGGTAGGGGAACCGAAGGGCCACGCGCGCGGGCTTGCCCGGATTGCGGGGAACTGGTTGCGGTTGGGGTTCGGCAATGCCCGGATTGCGGGTTTGCCTGGAGCGCGCCTTTGCGGCAAATGCCCGATGCCGAAGCCGACCAGGAAAGCCCAATCCTTTCCCCCAAACACGAAGCCCCCATTGCCCGAAAAGTCCGGTTTGTCAACTACAACGCCCACACAAAAAAGGGTGGGGAGGAAGGCGCCCCCCAAACCTTGCGGGTTTCCTACGGGTACGGGGTGGGGGAAATGATTTCCGAATTCATTTGCGTTGAACACCCCCCCGGCTTTGCCAAAAACAAAGCCCAAGCTTGGTGGAAAAAACGAACCGGGTTGCCCATGCCGGAAACGGCCGATGAGGCCGCGCACTTGGGGAACGCGGGTTGCCTTGCCGAACCGTTGGAAATCCTGATTCAAGATATTAAGGGTTCCAAATGGCCGGAATTAAAAGGGTTGAAGTTGGGGGAAATCCCCATTGCCGCCGCGCCCCTGGAAGAGGTTGCCCTAGGGGAAGACCTTCCCTTTTGAATCACCCCCGGCAACCGTGGCTTATGTGGGCAAAAATGCCACGGCCGTAAACGGTGAAGCCCCCAACCAAGGCCGGGATAATTGGGGGCAATTTATGTAAAAGGTTTTTAGGAAAAAAAATGAAAAATTATTATTTTATTGACGAACCGGCAATTGTATCTTTTTCCGGGGGTTCTACTTCGGGTTTTATGCTTTACCAAATTTGGGCCGCCCATGATAAAAAAATACCAAATAACATAAAAGTTGCTTTTGCAAATACTGGACTAGAACACCCCAAAACATTAGATTTTGTTGAAAGATGTTCAATTGAATGGGGCATTGAAATAAATTGGTTAGAGTATGCAGGAAACAAAACTTTTAAAAAAGTAGATTACGCAAGCGCAAGTAGGAACGGAGAGCCATTCGAGTGCCTTATAAACGAAAGGCAATACTATCCAAACCCTGTTGCAAGATTTTGCACGGTTGAATTAAAAATTAAAACAATAGAAAGGTGGGCAGCATCATTAAATGAGTTTTCAAAAGAAGGCCATTTGGATTTATTAGGTTTGCGATATGACGAACCAAGGCGCGTTTCTAATGTCAAAAAAAATAACAGAAAAAATGAAGCCTATTGCCCAATGTACGACGCAAAACATACTTTAAAAGATGTTGATTTATTTTGGGAAAAGCAAAAGTTTTGCCTAGAAATTCCACGAATTTTAGGAAATTGTGTTGGGTGTTTTTTGAAAGGAAGCTCAAAGTTAAATTACATTGCGAACCAAGATCCAGGGCTTTTAGAGTGGTGGGCAAAAAAAGAAGAAACCGGATTAACAAATTCAAAAAGGCCAAAATTCAGATCGGATAGGGCAAGTTATAGGGGCCTTATAAATATGGCAAAAAGCCAAAAAACATTTGTTTTTGATAATGATGATTTGATGGATTGTAATTGCACGGATTGATTTTTTTTGTTTGTGTTTGCTCAATTTTAAAAGGGGTTTTGAGATGAAACAAGTTGTAAAAAGTCCGTTTGTGTCCATTCGGGAGTTGGCCGAATTGTTAGACCGAAGTGATGTTACCTTGCGCCGGTGGTATCGGGCCGGAGCTTTGCCCCCCCGCTTTGGCGCCGGGAAGCTTCAATGGTTGCGCGCGGATTTGGTAGACGCCGGGATCCTTCCCAAGGATTCCAGGTAAGGAAGGGGGCAACCCATGCCAACCGATAACCAAACCGCGCAAGCGGCCCTTTACTACCTGGATGAGGGTTTCCGCCCTATTCCCATTCCAAGAGGGAAAAAAGGGCCGATCTTCAAAAATTGGACCCAATGGAAAATGGACCGGGAAACCGCGTACCAGGATTTCCCCGAAGGTTCCAACCTTGGGATTTTGCTTGGGGCCGGTTTGGTTTGTGTCGATCTGGATTGCGCGGAAGCCCTGGAACTTGCCCCCCAATTTTTGCCCAATACGGCTTGCGTGATTGGGCGCCCGGGTCGGCTTAATTGCCATTGGTTCTATTGGGTGGGCGCAACCGACCTTGGTAACAAAAGTTGGCGCGCCAAGGTTTTGGGGCCCGAAGGAACCCAAGCCAAAACCCTGATTGATCTTTTGAGCGACGGAAAACAAGTGGTGGTTGGCCCTTCGGTTCACCCTTCGGGAGACCTTTACGACCCCTTGGCCGGAACTCCGGCCAATGTAGAGGCCGGGTATCTGCTTGAAGCAATTGAAACCCTATCCGAAGCGGTTTTGGCGCAAATGCGGGCCGATGGGGTGGCCTTGGCCGTGGAACCAACCGCGCGACCAATTGCGCCCAAGCGCGGGGAATTTGCCGGGGAAGCGGGGGAAAGACCCGGGGACGGATACAACCGGCAACACCCCGGGGAACTTTTGGCGCGCCATGGGTGGACCTTGGCCGCAACCAGGGGAAGCGGGGAACATTGGCGCCGACCCGGGAAAACCGAAGGGATTTCCGCAAGCCTTTCCCCAATAAACGGGGTTTGGGTTTTTTACAATTTTTCCAGTTCTTCCCCGAACCTGGAACCGGGCAAGGCCTATGACCCATTGGGGCTTTTGGCCGCTTTGGAACACGGGGGGGATATCGGGGAAGCCGCGCGCGCCCTTCGGCTTGAAGGCTTTGGGGCGCCCGCAAACGGGCTTTGCGCGGATCCGTTGCCGGGGCTAAATTCCGGCCGGGGGAAAACGGGGTTGGTTGTTGCCGAAGCCAAGGCCCCCCCGCAAAAGCCTTTGGCCCCCAAGCCAAAAGGGCCCGAGCCCTTTCCCGAAGATTGCCTTCGGGTTCCAGGGTTTTTGGAATTGGTTTTCGATTACAACCTTAGGACCACTTCCAGGAAGCAGCCCGAATTGGCTTTGGGTTCGGCCCTTGCCCTTTTGTCCGTGGTTACCGGCAACCGGGTAAAAAGCTTTTGCAACCATACCACCTATTCTAATCTTTATATCCTTGGACTTGCCCCCACGGGAGCCGGGAAAGACCACGGGCGAAAAGTCAATCAGGCTATTTTGGACGCGGCCGGTTATGGGGAATTGCAAGGGGCAACCCGGTTGGGTTCCCATGCCGGGCTAATTGCGGCCCTGGAAGCAAATCCAACCCTTTTACTGCCCGTGGATGAAATCGGGGATTTGCTCCAAAGGATCAAAGGGGCCGGAGCAAAGGCCCCTTATCTGGCCACTATCCCCGACCTTTTAAAGATCCTCAAACACGCTGTTGGGCGCAATTACAAAGACGCGGTTTTATCCGGGGGTGTCACCGAAATTGCGTCCCCGCATTTGGTGATTTTTGGGACCACCACCCCGGACGGGTTTTGGGAATCGATCACCCACGGGCAAGCCCGGGACGGCTTGCTTTCCAGGTTCTTGGTGTTTGAAAGCCGGGGATATGTTCCGGTTACCGAAGCTTTGGACCAAGCCCCCCCCGAAGAGGTGGTTCGTTTGGTTCGTTGGTGGCGAAAGGAATTTTCCCCGGGGAATTTGCCAAATCACATTGCGGCCGAAGTGGAGGCCGACGCCCGGCAAAGGTTTTTGGACCACGAACGACAAATTGGGGAAAAGCAAATCCAGGAAGGGGAAGCCGATCCCATGCGGGCCGCGCTTTGGTCGAGAGCCGCCGAAAACACCAACCAACTAGCCTTGCTTGCGGCCTGTTCCAGGGTTGCCGGGGAACCGGGGGAAATCCCAATAATATCCTTGGCGGATATGAATTGGGCAATTCGGGTTTCCAACTGGCAAACGCGCCGCATGACCTATAAAGCCGAAACGCAAATTTCGGAAAACGAATGGGACGGGATAATAAAGCGATGCCAATCCAAGCTATTTGACGGAATGAGCCTGCGCGAATTTAGACGAAAAAATCAGACCTTGACCCCAATGCAATTAAAAAACGCCGTGGACCATTTGATTGGAACCGGAGCAATTGACCGGATCGAAGAACAAACCCCACCAAATGGGGGCCCAAAATCCAAGGTCTTTCGATTGGGGGAAGTTGGATGAAATTAGCAAACCGTTTGGCATACTATGCCAAACGCCTACCAGGGTTGTGCCAATCGTTTCCTTTGGCATTTGGCACAAATAGGGTATGCCAATCGTATGCCATCGTTAAACCATTACACGGAAAGAACTTAGAACCGTTTGACATATATAAAAATAATATATATATACCCTTTATAAGGTTCCTTTCCTATCTTAACACGAATTTTGCCGGCCTTTCCTATTTTAACAAATATTTGATCAAAAAAAGGATATATATCAAGGGCGCCTATGCCATTAGGCCAAACGCCCCTTTGAGCCACTCCGCGCAAACCAGGTGAATTTGCACGGGGCTTGGGGATGTTCTCCAAGGCCGGGGGAAAAGAAATGGGCTTTTCCCCCGGTTGGATGTTTGCTTTCGATTCCTTGGGCCTTAGGTTCGCTTTTACAGGGGGTTTGCGCTATGGGATGGGATTGGAACCGGATTCGGGTTGCGTGCGCTTTGGCGGGCAATTTGGGGGCCGTTGGCGTCAAGCTGGATGAGGCCAACCTAATTGCCCTTCGCGCAAGCAATGCAAACCACCTTTTGGAGCTTGGGGAAATTGGGCTTTTGGGGGATTTTGCGCTAAAGGCGCCCGCTTTGGCTGCCGTGGCAAACTTGATGGATTCGGTGATTTCCAACGAAAGGAACCAAGTTGAGGTTTCCGGGAATGGGTTCCGTTTTGGGATCGCCAAGCTACCGCCCTTGGTTGGATTCCCGAACACCGACCTAAGGCCGGTGGGTCTTTATGAACGGGAATTTTTGCGCGGGGTGGAATCGGTCCAACACGCAAGCGGTGGGCCGGTCGATTCGATCACCAAAGGGATTCGGATTGTCCCTTGGAAAGGAACCCAAGTCGCGGTTTGCCAGGATGGGCGCCGTTGGGCTTGTGCCAAGGTGGGGAAGGGGATTCCGTGGGAAGCCACCATAAACCCGGAAACCATTGGAATTTTGCGAAAACTTTGGTCCGAAGATGAGGAAATTGAAATTGCCGTTTCCCCCAACGCGGTTTCCTTTCGGGGGGAATCCTGGAAGCTTCGCGCCGCGCTTTTGCAAGGGGAATACCAGGATTGCCTAAGCTTGGCCCAAGGCTTTTTTGAACAAAGCCAAGGGGGCTTTTTAATAGACCGCGAAGCCTTTAAAAACCATTTGACCCGGGCCCGGTTGTTTGCGCTTTCCGAAGATGCCGAAAGGCTTTGCGTAGGGGTTTCCCTAAATTCGGATGGATTTACGATAAAAAGCCAAAATCTTTCCGGACGCTATATTGGGGACGGGGAAGCCGAAGGAACGGGGAAGCCGGGGGAATGGGAATGGAACCCGGATTTTGCTTTGGCATGGTTGAACCAGGCCGAAGGGGAAAAAATTCGGGTGAAGTTTGTTGGCCCGGGAAAGGCCATTGTTTTGGATGATATTGGGGGCGCAAATTTTTCCAGCATGGTTAGCCCCATGGGAAGCCGGGAAAAGTAATTCCAGGGGAAAGGAAAAAAAAATGAACCCCGAACTCCCCCATGATGTCCGCGATGTTTTTGGGAATCTTGCGGCCGCATTGGACGCGCTCAAAATATCCTGGATGGACAAAAGTTTGCCGCGCCATTTGCGCCCGATTTGGACCGAAAAGGTTGTTTCCTTTGCGCAAGAACTGGACCGAATGGCCCGAAGGCCGACCGACCCAAACCCGTCCGAAGGGGTGGAAAGTATTCCTTAAGACCGGGGCCTTTCCCAACCCCGGTTCCGGAGTAGGGAACGCGCCATGGCCGAAATCAATTCAAAGATCTTTTATGCCACCCTTTTGGGAATGCGCTTGCCCATTCCCGAAGCCGAATTTCGTTTCCACCCAACCCGCAAATTTCGCTTTGATTTTGCCTGGCCCGAATTTCGATTGGGCTTGGAAATAGACGGGGGAATTTGGACGGGTGGGCGCCATGTTCGCCCCAAGGGCTTTTTGCGCGACCAGGAAAAAACCAACCTTGCGGCCGTCGAAGGGTGGGCCGTTTTGCGGGTAAGCCCGCAAGACTTCCAAACCGGGGCCGTCTACACCACCCTTAAAACATGGTTTGCCAATCGGGGGGAATCCCTTTGAAAAGGCAACTATTGCTTTTCGATCCAGCCAACCCACCCAAGCCGATAAGGCGACCCCGTGGAATGGTTGTGCCCCTTGCCCCCGACCGCTTCCCCATTGTGGAAGCCAATGCGGATTTACCCGCAAGGGTTGCGGCCCGGTGGGCCCCCTATTATGGGCTTGATCGGGAAGACCTTGCGGGGGAACTTGCGGCCGAACTAATCCATGTTGCCGCCCGGATGCCGATTGACCCCAAGCGCCCCCCCCGCAACTACCTCTACGCGGCCCTCCACCAAAGAATTAAAGAACTAATTAAATCTCGATCCAGGTTGCCGGATCTTCGGGAATACGCACGGGAACCGGCCCGGAGCGCCCCCCCAACGCCCTTGGAAGAAATGTTAAGATGGGAAGATGAGGAAGAAAACGACCTTTACGCCGATTGGCGGGGGTGATCCCCCCCTAGGGTGGGTCAAAATGCAGCGGAAGACCGCCGCTTAAACCTCCCCCGTGCATTTTTACGGTTTTTCGGGTTTTTTTAGGGTAAAGCCCGGCTAAATGGGCAAAAAACGGGGGTTAAGGTCCCCCGAAAGGGTGGGCAAAAATGGCGAAACGCGATGTTGCCGAGGTGCCTTTGTCGTCCGAACCGCCCCCGGGGTTGGTGGGTTTTGATTCCCAGGATTGGCGCGCCATTCTTTCGGCCGCTGACGATTCGGCTTTTATCCGGGCTTTGGATGCGGAGGCCGTTGCCGCTTGCGCCCGGGCCCGGTTCCGCGTTCGCAAAGCCCAAAAATTGGTGGACGAACTTGGGGAATTGGTTTCCGATATGGCGCAGGCCCCCAAATGGTTTTTCAATGTCCACGCCAACCTACGCGCGGCCGAAACCCAGTACGCAACCATTCTTGATAAATTGATGCTGACCCCCCGAACGCGATCCCATTCCCGTCAACCCATATCAGATAAAGCCAAAACGGTTGCCCCCGGGGTGGTGGATCCCTTGGCCGCAATGTTGGCCGAAGAGGTGGCCGACCAGGCCGCAAAGCGAAGGGAACGGGGTTTGGTTTGATGAATGGCGCCGGGTTGTTGGACCTTTTGCCATCCAAAAGGTTGGAGCTTTTTGCGGGTTTGTGTCGCCATCAAAAAGGCCCATTGGCCGGACGGCCTGTAAAGCTGGATCCTTGGCAAATCAAAAAAATCATTTGCCCACTTTTGGATACCCGCGATGAAACCTTAAGGCGGATTTACAACGAACTTTTTGTTTTTATTCCGCGCAAAAATGCCAAAACGACTTTGATTGCAATACTAAGTTTGTATTTTTTGTTGGTCGATTCTTCCGAACCGCAACCCGAAATTTATTGTTGCGCGTCGGATTTGGACCAAGCAAATCTTTTATTTTCGGTTGCGTCGGGGATGATCCTTGGCGCCCCAAGTTTGGCCGCTCGTTGCAAGGTCTACAAACGCGAAATCCGGGTTCCTTCCACGGGCGGTCTTTTGAAGGTAATTCCTAGCGATGCCCCCGGGGCCCTTGGTCTTTCCCCTTCGGTTTTTATTTTGGATGAGGTTGTGGCCTGTAAAAATGATGAACTAATCCAGGCCATGGAAACGGGGATGGGCGCGCGGAACAACCCGCTTTCGATGTTCCTTTCGACGGCCGGACCTTACGAGGAAAGCCTAATCGGCAACATGGTTGAACGCGCCCGCAAGGCTTTAAGCGGGGAAATCCACGAACCCCGGTTCCTTCCCGTTTTGTTTGAGGGGGACCGGGCTTTGGCTTGGGATGACCCCAAAAATTGGGCCATAGCAAACCCCGGTTTGGGCCGGACGGTTTCGCCCCAATACCTGGAAGAGACCGCCGCCAAGGCCGCAAACAACCCAAGCAAACGGGCCGCATTCAAAATCTACCACTTGAATTGGTTTGATTCGGCCGCAGTTTCCGGGTTCATTGACCAGCAAGATTGGGAGCTTTGTCGCGCAAACCTAACCCCCGAACCCGATTCCCCTTGCTTTATTGGAATGGACCTTTCGGCCGTTTCCGACCTAACAAGTATTTCTTTGGTTTGGATCCAGGAAGACCGGTTGATTCTAAAAACCCATTCATGGATCCCCGAAGGGGCCTTGGAACGCGCGGAGCGTATTCCATCGCAAACCTACCGCCGATGGCAAGACCTTGGCGGGCTCACGATTCTTCCGGGAAAAACCATGGACCTGGAAAAACCAAAGGAATTTTTGCGCGATGCGTTCACAAAAAACAATGTTCAAGAATTGGTTTTTGATCCGTGGCGCGCTTCCACTTTGGTGGAATCTTTGGAATTGGATTTCCCCGGAGTCCGATTCATTGAATTTGAGCAAAACTTCAAGAACTATGGAAGCGCGGTTGACACTTTTGAAAAGGCCGCATTGTCCCGAAAAATTGCCCACAATGGGGATCCGGTTTTGAAACACGGGTTGGAAAATGTGATGATGACAAAGGACGCCAACGCCAACCGAAGGCCGACCAAATCCAAGTCCACGGGTTGCCGGATAGATGCTTTGGTGGCCGCGCTTATGGCCGTGGAACGGGCCGCAATGAGCCAACACCAACCGGAACGGGAATATTCTTTAAGCTTTATTTAAGGGGAAACCAATGCGATTTACGGAACGAATCACAAACGCGTACCAGGCTTTTCGGGGAATGGGCAACAAAGGAAGCCAAACAACCTTTACCGATATTTGGAACCGGGGCGCCGCATGGGCGCCAATGGGAGTTAATGGTTCCAAAGGGGTTGTTGCCACCCTGGAAAATGTCCCGATGTTTGCGGCCGTTCGGGTAATGGCCGGGGGCTTTTCCCTTTTGGATATCCGCATTCGGAAAGAAACCGAAAAGGGGTTTGAGCCCGTAACCAACCACCCTTTGCGCCGAACCTTCCGCCGGTTTGCTTGCCCGGGAATTACCCCAAGTGTTTACAAGTTTGGCATGATGGCGAGCCGGTTGATTTATGGGCGCGCCTTTGCGGAAATCGAACGGTTGCCCGATGGGAAAATTAACCTTTGGCCCATGCCCCCCCGCTATGTCAAAACCCTGAAAAACGAAAACGGGGATTTGATCTACCGCGTGATTTTGCCCGGTTCCGGGCCGGTTGCCGACCTTGACCCTACGGATGTTATCGAACTGAAAAACCTACCCGTTGACGCCTACAACTCCCCGGATACCAGTTGGCTTTTGTCCGATGCTTTTGACGCAATGGCCGCCGGTTCCAATTTCTCCAAAACTTATCTGGAATCGGGGCTTTCGATTGGCGGGGTGTTGAAGTTGCCCACCCAAGTCAAACCCGAAGTCCGCGAAAAACTCCGCGCGGAATGGATGGAAAATTACACGGGGGCAAAGAACGCGGGGAAGATTGCCATAATCGAAAAGGATATGGAGTTCGCCAAGTTCGATGCCCCAAGCTTGGGGGACGCCAAAATCTCCGATATCGGGGTTTATTCGGCCGAAGAGATTTCCCGAATTACGGGTTGCCCCCTTTCTTGGTTGGCCCACCCCGCAACCGCTTCCAGCACAAACCCCGAAAGTAAAAGCGCGGAACTTGCCCAAGCCCTTGAACCGGCCGCAAAGGAATTTTGTGAGGAACATTCCTTGAAGCTTTTGGGGGAGGATGACCCGTTTGAGATTTTTCAAAATGTGGACCAATTGGTTAAACCCCTATTTGCGACCCGTATAGACGGTTTGGTGAAAGGGGTTTTGGGGGGAATCATCCAACCGGCCGAAGCCCGCGCAAGCGAAGGACGCGAGTTCGTCGAAGGTTCCGACAAATTGCTTATTCCGGCCAACCTATCCAGCATTGGGCAACAACCAGGGGCGCCCCTTCCCGGAGCCGACAAAAGCCAACCTTTGCCCAACCCGTCCACCCCCGCGCCTTTGGATGTTGGCGCAATGCTTTCCCCCGCGCCCACCCCCGCGCCCACTTCGGCCGATACCCCCACGCCCCCAACCGAACCCATCGAAAAGGCGCCCGTAGCGATTCCCCCAACCGTGGAAAATGTCGCCGCTACCGCTTTGAATGGGGCGCAAGTGGCAAGCTTGGTTGAACTGGTTAACCAGGCGGGCGCCGGATTGCTTCCGATTCCTTCGGCCAAGGCCATTGCCGCCGCCGCCTTCCCGTTTTTCAAGCCCGAACAATTGGACCAAATTTTTGCAATCACCCCCAAGGCCGCGCCCACTTCGGCCGATTCGGCCCAACCGGTTCCAACGAATTGATTTTGCGGCCAAAAAGTATTCCCCTTGCAAGAGTTTAAAATTCCTTGCAAGGGGGTTCCATGCAAACAAGAAACAATTCCTTTACCGTCCGGGCCGAAGGGGGAAACGGGGAACCGCTTCGGTTGGTTGGCCGTGGGGTTCCGTTTGGGGTTTCTACCCCGATGCCGGTTTATTTCGGTATGCGCGAAATCATCCAGCCGGGCGCCTTCCCTTTGCCTTCCGAAAACGGAAACAATGCCGAACCCGTTTTCCTTTTCGCCAACCATGATTCGAACCAGGTTTTGGGACGCACGGGGAAAAACCTTCGGATATGGGAAGAACCCGAAGGAATCCACTATATTTGCGACCCGCTACCCGATACGCAATATGCCCGGGATACCTGGACAAAAATTCGGGACGGTTTGACCCCGGACAA